TAAGTGTGATTTAATAGCTTCGTGTATTTCAAACTTTCTTTCAGAGGTAGCATTATGTTCTTCAACTTCTTCTTTTAATAGCTTGATTACATACCATACATCGTCCATAGATGTAAAGGTGTGAACGCTGTTATTCTTTTTAAGAGGTAACTTAGCTTTATATGGAAAGGTAGAATATCTACAACCCTCACACCAATCATCTATCAATATATTTAACTCAAGTGAGAGGGTTTCTATTCCCCCAAGCTATTATATTCCTGAATAGCTAATTGCAATTCTACTCTATCGTTAATTGATAAAGATTTTATAAACTTATCATCTGCTCCATCTACACCATTTCTAATCCATAGTGTACTTAATGCAAATTGATTTTTAATTACTGACTGTCCATCTACTTCTTCAAAGCGTACAGAATCCATACATTTATCAAAAGCATCTACTGACATTTCTATAAGCGTAGCTTTAACACCACTCTTAAGCGTTATCTTTTTAGACATTGACTTTCCTCGTTTTTATTATTGTATTGTGATAGAAACAATGTTTCCTGAAGTACCAGCTACTGCTTTACTACTTACGGATAAAAACATTGCATCTTCCTCTGAAAAACTTACATCGGTAATAATACAAGTCGGTAATGATATATCTACATTTCTTGTGACACCATCTGCTGCTGTTAATGTATTTGCAACAGTAGATGTTGATTGTTCTCCAAATGTTTGTATAAGATTATCTGTATCACCATCATACTTTACAACTGCGTCAAAGGTTACTGCCACTTCTGGAATACCTCTGTGCATTTGTTGAAAATTGCCATCTACATCATAACCACTCATAACAACATCGTTTTCAATGGTTAAACTAAATGATTTCATTACTGGATCGGAAATACCTGCAATAGTTGTCACTGCATTTGTTGAGCCAGAATCACCATAATCTGTCATAAAGTAGTTTGTATTAAAACTTGCTCTGTCGTGTGTTGGAACGATAGAAGTATCATTTAATGCTGGAATACAACCAGATTTAAA